CCCCCTATTTTGAAACCTTTCGGGGCAGGTCCGGAATACCCCGTCCCCCGGTTTCCGCGAAAAAATTTCCCCGATCAGCAAAAATCAGAACAGGAGGGAGCGAGATGGAGTCAGCATCCATGTGGTGGTGCTGGGACCCAGAGGCAGTCCAAGCAACCATCGGCGCCATTGCCGAACAGCTAACCGAAGCCGTAAATCAACTATGTGCGGCACTCGAAAAACTCACGGGTGCCATCAGCGATGCGCTCAGCAAGCAGGTACAAGCTACGGTTATACCTGCCAGACACAAGCGCTTTGCTCCAGTGCGGTGCATCGGGAAGCCCTGCCGGGGGTATCACAGGATGACGTCCCCACACGCCAGGAGCACCATCTGAGGGGAGGAGGTGAACACAATGCCCACACCAACGAAACGGACCGACCAAATGACCAAGCATCTGACCAAGGCGGAGAAGGAGCAGCGGCAGGCCGCCGAGCAGACCGCCATGAAGGCCCGGGGGAAGCCCCGAATCGTTCCAGCCATCGTCAAGGCAGACAAGACCGCTGCCCGCTACTGGAAGGACATCTGGAAGGGCATGGAGGAGCTTGAAATCCTGGACACAGTCGACCAGTACGCGTTGTCGTCTCTTTGCTCTCTGCTGAGTATGCGGGACCGGCTTGCGGCGCTGATCCCGGCGCTGCTCAACCGAATCGAGGGCATGGAGGATTTGGACGCGGACGGCCTTACCGCTATGGCCGAGGCGCTGGGGCAGTGCGGTGCCCTGAGCCTCAAGCGGCTCAAGGTAGAGGCTCAGATTCTCCAGCTGGAGGATAAGCTGGGGCTCACCCCCAGCGGGCGCAGCCGTCTGGCTGTCCACAAACAGGAGGCCGAGGCGGCTGACAAGGACGATGATCTCTTTGGGCCGTAAGCCTACAGGCCAGCACCACGTTACAGCGGTGTACGCCAAGCAGGTGGTCAGCGGCCGTCTGCATGACCTCTGCTGCCCCTATGAGATCAAAGCCTGTCAGCGGCACCTCGACGATCTGAAGCGGCAAGGCACTGAGGACTTCCCGTGGGTGTTTGATGCGACACGGGCGGATCGGATTTATCGCTGGTTTAGCATCTGCATCCAGGTGCGCGGCGTTTCCGCCGGCGAGCCCTACCAGCTGGAAAACTGGCAGCTCTTTGACCTGGGCTGTGTGTACGGCTGGGTGCACAAGGACACCGGTGCCAGGCGGTTTATCCGTACCTACAACAAACGTGCCAGAGGCAACTACAAAACCGCCGAAAAGGCTTGCCAGGCCCTCTATCACATGTGCGGCGATGTCTGCTATCCACCCTACGAGACGGAGAAGGCAGAGTTTGAGCTGGAGCCGGAGGTGAGCTTTGCGGCTGTCAACGGCAAACAGGCGGACAAGGCCTTTCTTGCCGCCGTAAAAACGGCCAAACGCTCTCCCAAAATCGCCAAGCGGATGATTATCCCAAAGTCCACAGCCTGCTCCTCCAAACAGTGGGGCGGGGAGATGTGGAAAATCACCCGGGACAATGACGCACTGGACGGCGGTGCCGCCTCCTACTACCTGGTGGATGAGTACCACGCCCACAAGCGTTCCGACGTGTATGAGCTTGGGCTGAACAGCTTCGGCAAGCGCAAGCAGCCGCTGCTGGACTGCATCACAACCGCCGGTGACGATGCGGAGAGTAAGCCCTGCTACACTGAGGAACGTTATTGCAAGATGATCCTCGACGGGGATGTGAAGGATGACCGATACTTTGTGATGATCCGGGAGCTGCCGGAGAACACGAACCCCCAGGACCGTGATAAATGGCTTTGGGCCAATCCGGTACTCCGGAACAATTCCCTGTATGGACAGTACCTGCGGGATGAAATCGAGGCAGAAGCCCCGGCGGCGTTTTTCAGCGGTGACCCAGAGAAGCTCCGGAAGTTTCTGACCCGCCGCCTCTGCCAGTGGCAGGCTGCCAGCGTCAACAGCTATCTGAGCGCAGAGCTGATTGAAAAGGCCAGGAGCTTGCAAGTGTCCACGGAGGACTTCCGGGCCATGACCGATGGCCGGGAGTGCTACGGCGGCTTTGACCTGGGTAAGCGTATCGACCTTTCCGGCGCTGGAGCTGTGTTCCTGCTGCCGGATCGGCGCGTAGCCATCACCGCACACGGATTTCTCCCGGAGGATTCCGCAGAGCGGCACGAACACACCGACCGTATCCCATACAAGGCCTGGGCCAAGGGCGGCTATTGCACCCTTACCCCCGGCGGAGTGACCGACAACAGCTATGTGCACAACTACTTCTCCCGGAATGAGCGGGAACGCCGCTGGCAGATTCGGGAAATCGACTACGATGGCCACAACGCCACGGATTTGGCCATCCGCATGTGCGAGGACCGGAACAACGACGATTTTGTGGTGGAAATCAACCAGAGCTGCAACGGCCAGAACCTTGCGGTGAAGGGCCTGCGGGAACTTATCATCACCGGTCAGCTGGTGATCGAAGAAAACCCGCTACTGATCCGCTGCCTGGCAAACGCCATCGAAGTAGAGAATAACTTTGGAGACATTAAGCTGAGCAAGCGCCACAAGAGCGACACCCAGCGCATTGACCCGCTGGCGGCGGTGGTCAACGCACTGGCCCGGGCGCTGGTTCAGCGGGAAGAGCCGCCCTCTCTGGCGGACAGAATCAACGAAGGAGTGTGGAGCCTATGAAAACGAATGTATTTGGTGCCCTTCTGGTCCTCTTGGGGCTGTTTCTGATTGGGTTCGCCCTGTGGCGCTGCAGCGTGACAGCTGCCCTCATCTACATGGGAATCGTGAGCCTGTATCTGGGCGGTTGTTTTTTCTCCGCCTCCGGTGAGAAAGGCGGGAAGCGTCGATGAGTAACTTTTTCACAGCCCCGTTTCGGGCGCTGGCAGGCAGTGCAAACCGGATCCGGGCGCCCGCAGTAACAAACGTCTCAACCGGGAAGGAAACCCTGTACGGTGTGGGCAGAAACGGCATCCAGGACTTCAATGCCAAAAAGCTGAGCGCAGTTTATGCGGCGGTGAATATCCGGTCCGATGATATGTCGGTGCTGCCGGCGTACATCATGGACACCACCACCCGGGAGCATGTGGATCATCCGCTGATTTCCCTGTTGTCCGTCCGGCCCAATGAGGCGATGACGGCCAGCACCCGGAAAAAGCTCCTGGAAGAGTCGGTGCTGCTGACGGGCAATGCTTACGACTGGATTGTGCGGGATCCCCGGTCATCCCGGCCGATGGAGCTGATCCCCCTTCCGGGGAATTACGTCACAATGTGGCTGGACCAAAACGGCCGGCCATGGTATGACGTGCGCAACCCGGTCACCGGAGAGACGGTACGGCTGCCAAACGAGGACGTGTGCCATTACAAGGGACCGTCGCGGAACGGCTATCTGGGGGAGAGCGTTCTTTCCTACGCCCGGGACACCATCCGGGGCGGGCTGGCCGCACAGGACTACAGCGCCAGCTTTTACGAGAGCGGCTGCCATGTCAGCGGTGTGCTGACGCTGGACGGCGACCTGTCCGGCTATGTGAAAGACAAAGATGGTCAGCCAACGGATGTGCTCCTTAAAGATTCGGTAAGAAACGAGTGGGAGAAGGCATACAGCGGCCCCACAAACGCATTCCGGGTTGCCGTCCTGGATCACGGCATGAAATACCAGCCCCTGACCATTTCCCAGCGTGACAGCCAGTTTATCGAGCAGCAGTCTGTGACGGTGGAGGACATCGCCAGGTTTTTCGGGATGCCGCTGTACAAGCTCCAGGCGGGGAAGCAGAGCTACAACAGCAACGAGCAGAACGCCGTGGAGTACAAAGGCACCTTGCAGCCCAGAGTCACCGCTATCGAGGAGGAGCAGACCTGGAAGCTGCTCCTGCCCAGTGATCGGGCCAAAGGGCTGGAGGTCCGCTATAACATGCGGGCCCTGCTCCGGAGCGATGACAAGAGCCGTGCGGACTACTATTCCACGATGATCGAAAAGGGTGTGTACTCGATCAACGACGCCCTCCAGCTGGAGGATATGCCGGACGTGGCCGGCGGAGACGAACACTTTGCGTCCCTGAACTATGTGCCGCTGAGTATGTGGCGGCAGCTCTCGCTGAATCGGAATGGAGGTGAGAAAGGATGAGAATCAAATGCAACGGGGAGCTGATCCCCGATGAATGGGCTGAGTTTTATCGTTATTTTGGCTACGAAAAGGGCTATTACAGCCCGGAGACGGTAACCAGTGCGATCAGCGAACTGGAAGAAGGGGAGGAGCTGGTGCTGGAGATCAACAGCGTTGGAGGCTCTGTATATGACGCCAATGAGATTTACAGTGCAATCAAGGTCTGTCCGAACCCCACCCGGGCGGAAATCCAGTCTCTGGGAGCCAGTGCAGCCAGCTATTTCCCACTGGCCTGCGACAAGGTGGAAATCGCCCTGCCTGCGCAGATGATGATCCATTGCTCCAGCGACGGAATGGTAGGCAACAAAGACGATCACCGGTGGGTGGCGGACCAGCTTGAGGTGACGGATGAGGCAATCCTCGACGTGTACTGCAGCAAATGCGGCGACAAGGCCGACCGCGACCACCTGAAAGAGCTGATGGAAGCAGAGACCTACCTCAACGCCCGTCAGTGCCTGGAGCTGGGGCTGGTGGACAGCATCATCGGAGAGCCTGCGGAGACCGATACACCGCCGCTGGGGCTGACTGCCTCTATCACCGGTAACGTCATTCGGGCGATGCGCACCCTGCCGGACATTGCAGAGCTCAAAGCCCGGAGGGAGCAGGAACAGACATGGAAAGCCGCTTGCGCGGAAGAGCTGCGAGCGGAAAAAGAACGCGAATGGAAAGGATGAGACAAATGAGCATCAGACAGAAACTGTACGACCTGAAGGCCAAGCGTGCCGGCTACATTTCCGCCGCTGAGGCGGCTCTGGAGGCCGACAATCAGGAGGAGTACCGCACCAACATGGACGCCGCAAAAGCCCTCAACGGCCAGCTGGACGCGCTCCAGGCTGATCTGGAGGAAGCTGAGCGCTACGACAAGCTGGTGCCTGCCGGCGGCAAGGCCCCGGAGGAGCAGAAGGCTATGACGGTGGAGGACCTGAGAGGGCTGTCCGCCAAGGAAATCAATGAGCGCTGGTCGAAACTCCAGGCTCAGAGCAAGTAAGGAGGAACAAGGTATGGCAACGAGAAGCTTTGAAAGTTTTATTCCTGAGGTCTGGTCTGCCCGTCTGCTGGCGCATCTGGAAAAGAACCATGTCTACGGCAGCCTGATGAACCGGGACTACGAAGGTGAGATCAAGAACCTGGGCGATACCGTCCACATCAATCAGATCGGCAACATCACCATCCAGAACTACGACGGCAGCGACCTGAACGATCCCGAGGAGGCAGGCGGCGAAGACCTGACCATGGTGATCGACCAGGGCCGGGCCTTCAATGTCCAGGTGAAGGACATCGACCAGGCACAGGCCAACGTGAACCTGCTGGATGAGACGATGCGGCGGGCATCCTATCTGCTGAACGATGACGTTGACATCTATCTGGCAGGCCTTCTGGCGGCTGCCGGCACCACTGACAACAAGAACCTGCTGGCGCCCACCGATGCACCCACCTCTGCAAATGCCTATGATCTCCTGGTGGATCTGGGCACCATGCTGAGCGAGAACAACGTTCCCACCCTGGGGCGCTGGGCTGTGATCCCTCCCTGGTATCATGCACTGCTGCTGAAGGATCCCCGCTTTGTGGGCTACGGCACCACCTTTAACCAGGATGTTGCGGAAAACGGCCTGATTGGCCGTGCTGCCGGATTCGAGCTGCACCTGAGCAACAATGTTCCTGTGGCATCCGGCTCCTACAGCATCGTCAGCGGCACCAATGCGGCAGGCTCTTTCGCCGAGCAGATTGCCGAGATGGAGGCTTACCGACGCGAGAAGAACTTTTCCGATGCAGTGAAGGTCCTGCACGTCTTCGGCGCAAAGGTGGTTCAGCCCGGCGCTCTGGCTGTGCTGAAGGTCAAGAAGTCCTGACCATGGCAGAAGTCAGCAGAAAAGAGCTGATGCTCTACTGCCGGGTCGATGATGAGGACGCCGGCGACCTGCTGGAATCTTTGGCGGACAGTGCTGAGGAGTACCTGCAGACCGCCGGCGTGGAGCTGGATGAGTTCAACAACAGTCGATACTGTCTGGCGGAAAAGGCTCTGGTGCTCCACTGGTTCGACAACCCCACCGGCGGGGATCTCCCCGCCGGTCTCCGGCAGATCATCAACCAACTGAAATTTTCCAACAAAAGAGGAGGGTAAAACATGTCCAAACAGGGAATTCCCACCATTGGCTCCACCGTGAAAGTCAATGACGTGGAGATGAACTATGTCACCAACATCGGCGCAATGGGCGGCGACCCCAATATGCTGGATGCCACCTGCATGAAGGACAAGGTGAAGAAAAATGTCCCCGGTGTGCAGGATGCGGGGAACTTTGAGGTGACCTATCTCTTTGACAACAGCGATGCAAATTCCGACTTCCGCAAGCTGAAGGCGCTGGAAACAGCCGGCAACGCAGTGCCCATTGAAATCGGCCTGCCGGACGGTACCGCCGGAGCAGTGGGCACCAAGCTGGCCGCTACGGCCTATGTGCACACCCACATTGAGGCCGCTGGCGTTGACGCCCTCTGGACGGCAAAGGCGACCTTCGCTCTGCAGTCTGACTGGACTGTAACCAATCCCGCCGGAAACTGAGGTGACAATGTATGGCTAAGAAAACGTACAAAATTACAGTCGATGGCCATGAGCTCCATCTGCGGCTCTTGAAATCGGGTATCTCTGCTCTGAGGGAGAAGTTCAACGAGGACCCCAGAACAGTCATCCTCGGAGCCGCCACTGACCCGGAATACATGGCCGGCCTGCTGGATGCAGCCTTGAACTACAAGGGCAATGAAAACGACATCAAGGACGGCGAGGAGCTGTTCGACCTGCTGGTGGATGAGGGCTGGAGCGGTCAGGCGCAGTTTGGTGAGCTGGCCATCAACATCGGATACGCTTCCGGTCTCTGGACGGACGCGGAAACCAGACAGATTGTCAAGACTCTGCAGGAAGCTACCCGGGCGGCCTATGAAAACATGGGCAAGGCAGTGGAGCAGGAGGACGCTGACCCTTCTGCCAAAGCGGGGAAGTAGACCTTCCCCTCGACGAAGTATTAGACCAGCTGGAGCGCGAGGCTTGGCTGTACGGGCTTTTCCCCGGAGGTGCAGAGGACTGGACCCCCGGGGAGCTTGTGGACTTTGTGGAGGCCCACAGAGCCCACAGGCGGCGGCAGGCGCAGGAGCAGGCTATTATGCTTTACAACCATGCCCAGCTGTGCCGGGCAGCCTTTGAGGGAAAAATGCCGAAACTCTGGGAGGCGTTTGACCTCTGGAGCGAGGAAGAAATCCGACAGGCGGAGACAGAACGCTTGAAACAGATGCTGCTGAATCTGAAACCGGGAGGGAATGCTGATGAGAGCCGGACAACTGAATAAACGGATCACCATCCAGCGCCGTGTTGACGCGAGGCAGCCCTCCGGCCAGAGAAAGCCGGAGTGGCAGGACTATAAAACCGTATGGGCCCAGATGAAGTGCACGGACAGCAAGGCTGTGGACTCCACAGGCGCCATCCAGCATGAGGGTCTGTACCGGTTTTACATCCGCTATATCCCCGGCATCACCCCGGAAATGCGGATTTTGTACCATGACAGGGTATTTACATTGACAGGCCCTCCGGCAGACTGGGAAGGCGAAAAGACAGGCCTGACCCTGCTTGCAAAGGAGCTGATTTAGTGGCCACCAGAATCAGAGTCGGAGGGAAAGACCACGACGGTATCAGTTACAAGGGCATCACCATCACCTATGAGGGGCACACCCCGGAGGAGATTGCCAAAATCTTCAATGATCTGGGGTATATCCCGGCTGGTGCGCTGAAAACTCCGGTGCGGAAATCGGCTGTAAAGGTCCAGAGCCTTGCACGGAAAAACGCTCCCCGCAGAACCGGAGCGCTGATTGTCGGCCTGACGGTCGGTAAGATAGAGCGGACGGCCACCAAGGGCAAAATTGTCTATGACGTGCGCCCGGCCAAGGAAATGGACATGGCGTTTGCGAAAATCAGCAAAGCCGGCAAACGTGGCTATTACCCCGCATCCATGGAATACGGTTTTGTCACAAAAAGCGGAAAGCGATGGACCGGAAAACATTACATGCGTGATGCAGCCATCAGCCTGCAGCCCTACAACGAGCAGCTGATTATGGACGCCATGTGGAAAAAGGTGATGTCCATCTGGGAAAAGAAAAACGGAGGATCCGAATGATCATCGAAGTTATCAGAACGGCGGCCGAGTCCGTGGAGCAGCTGGCGGGGAAGGTGTTCCCGGTGGCAGAAGTGGTGGACGAACTGGAGCCGCCCTTTTGCATCTACAACGCCAAATCCAGCGAGCCGCTGCGGGTGATGAGCGGACAGACCATTTGCACCACCGACACCCTGGAGCTGGGCTTTGAAGCTGAGATGCTGGACGATGCGATAGCTGCGGCCAAGGCGGTGGAAGACAAGCTGCTGGCGCTGGCCAATACTGTCACTGCCAGCGGTGAGCGGATCCTTTGGATCCGGTGCAGTCAGTCCGAGGAGGATGCGCTGGACATCGCCACGGAGAAGATGCGTCATCCGCTGACTGTAGAGGTCTGCTGGCAGTGAAATGCTTTGGCAGAAGGGAGGGATGTAAATGGCTGTTGTAAAAAACATGATGGTGCGTGTCGGCGCGGATTTTTCCAGCTTCCTGACGGAATCCGTCAAGGCGACAACGGCGGCGCAGAAGTGGGCCTCCGGCACCCGGAAAGCGTTTAGCGATGCACAGAAAGGTGCATCCGGCCTGTCGAATGTCAGCGATCAGGTTTCCCGGGCAAGCTCTGTGTGGACCCGGGCCGCTGGCATGCTGAAGGGCGCACTGACCGCTACTGCGATTACTGCGTTTGTCAAAAAGTCCATTGATTCGGCCTCTGACCTGGTCGAGGTCCAGAACGTGGTGGACAAGGCCTTTGGATCTATGGCCGACCGAGCCAACGAATTTGGCAAGACGGCCATCAAGCAGTTTGGTCTGACGGAGCTGCAGGCTAAGCAGTTTTCCGCCAATTTTATGGCCATGGGACAGTCCATGGGGCTGGCACAGCAGCAGGCGGCCGACATGGCAATCGACCTTGCTGGCAGAGCTGGCGACGTAGCATCGTTTTTTAATCTGGACCAGGATGAGGCCTACACAAAGCTCAAGGCTATCTATACCGGAGAAACCGAGTCCCTGAAGGAACTTGGCGTGGTCATGACTCAGGACAACCTCAAGGCATTTGCGTTGTCTCAGGGGATTGCTACCAGCTACAACGAGATGTCCCAGGCGGAAAAGGTTGCCCTGCGATACAACTACGTCATGAATGCCCTGTCCTACGCACAGGGAGACTTTGCAAGTACATCCCATCAATGGGCGAATAATGTCAGGGTGCTGAAAAACCAGTTTTCCACTCTGATCGGCGTGATTGGCAAAGGATTTATTGCTGTACTTAATCCCGTAGTAACAGTGTTAAACACAATCATGGGCGCTCTGGTGGAGTTTGCCAACGGCGTGTCGGAAGTATTCTCCCTGGTGTTCGGCAGCGCCAAAACGGCCCTCAGCGTCTCCTCCGGGTCTGTTGACGTCAGTGGACTGTCCGGCGCTTTGGAGGACGTGGGCGGTGCTGCCTCTGACGCCACCAAGGGCGTGGACGGTGTTGGCAAGGCCACCAAGGGCGCAGCCAGTGCGGCCAAGGAACTGGCCCGGTCCGTGATGGGCTTCGACAAAATCACGAAACTTACCGCATCTTCCTCCAGTGGTTCGGGAGGCTCCGGCGGTTCCGGCGGCGGAAGCGGTTCTGGCGGCGGTGGTACCGGTGCCGGCGTGTCCGGCGGGCTGGTATCCGGCGGTGACTCCGTGCTGGGCGATGTCGTCAAACAGACATCGGCGCTCTCTGAGGGGTTCCAAAAACTCAAGGACTTTCTGTCATCCCTGGATTTCTCCCCGCTACAAAAGAGCTGGGAGCGACTCAAAGAGGCCGGCGGGAGACTGGCGGACGTAATCACCGGCGGGCTGCAGTGGGGACTGGAAAATGTGCTTGCACCGCTGGCAAAGTGGACCATTGAGGACGCACTGCCCGCAGGGCTGGATGTCCTATCCGGGGGATTCAACGTGCTGGCTGCAGCGCTGGAAGCGCTTGCTCCATGGGGACAGAAGATCTGGGATGGATTTTTAGCGCCCCTGGCAAAATGGGCAGGAGATACCGTTGTAGCCACACTGGAAGGGCTGGCGGATACGCTGAATGGAATCGCAGACGCCATCAGCGCACACCCACAGGCGTTTTCCACTGTTGTGACGTTCGTTGCGGCGCTGGCCGGGGCAAACGCCGCAATCGGGATTGTGACAGGTATTGCCGGAGGATTGGCAGCCATCGTAGAAGGCGCATCAGGGCTCGCTACGGCGTTGTCTATGGCCAGCGGACCGCTGGCTCTGATTGAGGCGTTCGCGATTGCAAATCCCATCGGAGCAATCGCTGTTGCCATTGCAGGTGCAGTAACTGCAGGTGTACTGCTCTATCAGAATTGGGACACTGTCTGTCAGTGGGCTGGAAAGCTGCGGGATACCGTTGTAGATGTCTTTGGTAAGATTCAGAGCTGGATCGTTGACAAGCTGGAGGCCGCCGGTAGAGCGGTAAAGCCGTTTAATGATGCGTGCCAGTCGGCCGTTGATGCTATGAGCAACTTCAACGGGAAGAAAGCTTTTGAGTTTGCGGTTGGGCTGGCAAAATCAGGCTGGTCCACCGTGTCCGGCTGGGTGAAGGACAACATCGGCGGCGCAGTCAGCAAGGCCATCGGACTGGCAAAAGACAGCTGGAGCAGCGTTGCAGGCTGGGTCAGAGACCACATCGGCGGCGGTGTAAGCAAAGGCATCGGCCTTGCCAAAGACGGCTGGAAGTCCGTGTCCGGCTGGGTCAAAGACCATATCGGCGGCGGCGTGAAGTTTGCTATCAATCTGGCCAAGGGCTGGAAGGGCAGCGTGGCCAAAGCCTTGGGCCTGAACAAGCTGGCCTCCAAGTTCAGCATCAAACTGCCCAAGGTGTCGGTGACCTGGTCCGGCAGACCGATTCCGCTGCCCCATTTCCACGTAAAGTGGAACGCAAAGGGCGGCATCCTGGACGGTGCGCAGCTCTTCGGCATGGCGGGGAACACCCTGCTGGGTGGCGGAGAACGTGGCCGGGAGGCGGTGCTGCCTCTGGAGTCCAACACCGGCTGGATGGACCGTCTGGCCGATAAGGTTGCGTCCAGAGTGGGCGGCCAGGGCGGAAGCAATCAGCCCATCCGGGTGCAGGTAATGCTGGACGGCAAGGTGGTCGCAGAAAGCACCGTCCGGCAGCTGAGGAACCAGGCCAGAGGCGGAAACTATCCGCTGGCAGGGCTGGTGTGAGGAGGCATTATGGCAACCATATCTGATTTGTACATCAACGGCGTGAAAATGCCCACACCTGTGCTGAACGGCGTCACCATCAGCCGGGAGAAGATCTGGTCGGCCAACACCGGCCGGTCTGCTTCCGGCAAAATGCTGGGCACGATCATTGCTCAAAAGACTACGCTGAAGCTGAAATGGCCACCCCTGACGATGGAGGAGGCGGCCAAAATCGAAGGCGCGGTCAGCTCCGGCACGGAGTTCTTCCCGGTGAAGTTTACAGACGCTGCGGGAGTAACCCAGACTCTGACCATGTACGCCGGTACGCCCACCTATACCCAGTACAGCTGGGCCGGGGGAATGCAGTGGGTCATGGACGTGGCCGTGGATTTGATCGAGCAGTGAGGTGAGTGATTTGTACAACACAACATCGGCCCAGCGCACAGCACTGGAAACTCACCCCATCCATATGCGTCTGCTGGCCGAAGCGGTGCCGCTGATGGTTCCCACGGCGGTGCCGCTGCAGGATTCCACTGGCTCACAGCTGTTTGTGCTGGCGGCGGACCGGCTGCCAGGGGGCAAGCTGGAGCAGGACGAGATTCTGTCCATGAGTTACACTGCCTCCTGTTGCGGGGGCGACATCGGCATCGGCGGCGTGTATGCCGCGGCGCTGAGCTGCACCGTAAACGGGACGCTGAGCCTGCTGGACATGAAGATTCGGGTGGAAATCGGCGCAGAGGTGGACGGGTCTGTGGAGTGGCTGCCGCTGGGCACATTTGTGGTGACGGATTGCCGTAGGACAGACGACCAGACTACCATCACCGCTTATGATGCGACGCATTATGCCCTGGGCGGCGGGTATTTGCCCGGGTTAGACAGCGGCTCCACTGTGGCGGCGGTGCTGGCGGATTTGGCGGAGCAGTGCGGCCTGACCGTGGAGCAGACCACCCTGGACATGGCGACGATGACCGTCAGCGGCAGCCTGTCCGGCCACACCTGCCGGGAGATGCTGGGGTATCTGGCGGCGCTGTGCGGCAAGAATGCGGTGGTGACCCGGGAAGGGGCAATCCGGTTTGTCTGGTTTGCAAAATCCGGCGAGGCGGTGACCCCCGACAACTACTACTCCGGGGAGCTGTCCAACGGCGGCGCTGCCAAGCTGGCCGGGCTGACCTGTACGGTCCCCGGAGAGGACGAGGACAGCCGGGAGGGGCAGACCCTGACAGCAGGGGACAGCACCCTTGCGGTGACAGTGGAGTGCCCTTACATGACCCAGAGCCGGCTTGACTCCATCTGGAGCGAGGTCGGCGGCTACGCTTATCCCATGGCGGACATCGGCTATTACGGCGGCGCGCTGACGGAGCCGGGGGACATTGTGGAGGTGACCAACCGGGAGGGCGTGACGGTTTCCGTGCCGGTGATGCAGGTGCAGCTCAGCATGGACGGCGGGTGTAAGTGCCAGATCAGCGCCTATGGGCAGAGTGTGGCCGAAAAAACCAGCAGGGTGAAGGGCCCCACGGAGAAGGCGGTGGAGCAGCTGAAGGAAACCCTCACGCAGGAGAAAACTGACCGAAAGACGGCGCTGAAAACGCTGGAAGAGGCGGTAAAGAGTGCAAAAGGTCTGTATTCCACCAAAAAAACCGAGGACGGGGCGACAAAGTACTATCTCCACGACAAGCCTGCGCTGACGGACTCTCAGCTGGTGGTGGGTGTGACCTCCGCCGGCGTGAGCATCAGCAACGACGGCGGGCAGACCGTGGCGTTTGGGTTCAACTTTGTCACCGGCGATGCGATTGCGGCGACTATTTCGGCAGATACAGCATGGATTGAAGAGATTTTTGCACAGGACATCACCGCAACCGGTACGATTCGAGGATTGTCGCTGGAAACCGGAGATAATTTTTCGGTGGATGAGGGCGGAAATCTCAATGCCACAAACGCAACAGTCAAAAGCAATCTATATCTCTACGACAGTATGAATGACGTAACGTATACGATTGAAGCTGACGGGGGGCTAGGAACAAACTCAGACTTCTACATCGGTGGAGACCTAACTGTAAATGGGGACGCACATGGGCTAGATGGGATTTTTACGATAAAGGCACAAAGCATATCGATCCCGGAAGTTGCAGCGGGAGATACGGATAGCGGCGCGTTCGGTGTTAGCGTAGCTGGATATAAGCCGATTGGAATTGCCGGCTGGACCACGGGAACGGCTACCGGAAACAGCCTGTTTAGCGTGCCTCGGCTTTATCTGGATGGAACTACCTGCCACTACCTGGTGCGCAATATGCACGCATCCAATATGTACAGTTGCACCCTGACAGTGTATGTGCTGTACGTTAAGTATTGAGAAGGGAGGAATGACCATGGCAACAGAAATCAGAGACGCCAGCGGCGCGCTGATTGGTCACCAGCTGGAGCACACCGCCCAACAGCTGGACGATGCGGTGGAGAGTGTAGACGACCTGACCCAGCGGGTGACGGAACTGGAAAACAGCGGAGCCGGCTCCGGCAGCGGGCTGACGGACGACGCAAAGCAGGCGCTACTGGCCTGCTTCCAAAACGTTGCGTGGATTAACGATTCCGGACAGAACTACTACGATGCGTTGGAAGACGCGCTGTATCCGCCTGCCAATCTGCTCTCAATTGGTGCTGCATTTGACGCAAATGGACAGACCATTTACACCACCACTCCATTAAACGACCTAAAGCAGTATCTGGTCGTGACCGCAGCCTATGACGACGGCAGCACCCAGGCAGTCACCAACTATGCTCTCAGCGGCACGCTGAAAGAGGGCGTGAATACAATGACAGTTGTCTGGGGCGGAAAGTCCGCAACCTTTGAAGTCACTGCGGCTGTATATGTTGAGTATATCCGGAGCTGGGACTTCACAAAATCCCTTGTTGACAGTGTGGAATCTGCGGAAGCGGTACTTGGGAATGGTTTGTCCAGGGACGAAAACGGGTTACAGTTTACGGCGGCAACCCAGTATTGCAGTCTGGGCTTTATCTTCCAGCTGGGAAGGACCTATGAAATTGAGTTCGGTCCTGCGGTTTTTCTTCAGACAGATTATGGGCGGCATCTTCGTGTGCTGATGTACGGCGGGTCTGCATCCAGCGAAAGTCCTGGAACATCCACGGGTATTTTGGTTCATCGCGGCAAAACCGGATGGTCTGCATACACAGGCAGCTGGAGCGACGTGTATGGGGAGCTCACTGACAGAGACGCAATTTCGCAAACGACAATCAGGCTGGTTGTCGATTATGAAGGCTATATCACCGTGTATCAGGATGGGGTGTATGTAGGAAAGTCTACCGTCGCCGTCTCTGTGGAAACGGGCAATATGTATATCGGCAACAGCGCTTCAAGCTCCGGCGGCGACTTGCACAACCTGACAGTCAGGGCATTTAGAGTGATTAAGGGGGCAGAGTGATGAGCGTCTATGATATTAACGGAACTCCCATTCAGGAGGCTCCAAATGCAGTGGCATTCGGCTGTGACAACACAGCCAGCCAGGACGCGTCTGTGAAAATCCAACAGTTTTTAAACGCTTATAACTATTGTTATTTCCCAGCCGGGACTTACAACATTGAGAAGATTGTGTACATTCCTTCCGGCGTAACCATTGCATGCGAAAATGGAACAGTCTTTAAGCGGGCCGCAAACATCAACGCAATGTTCACATCTGCCGGAGATACCAGCATCACGGAATACAACGGCGTACATGATGTGAAAATTAGCGGTGCCACCTTTGACGCAAGCGGATCAGAGTACTCCTATAGCTGCACCATGTTATCCTTCTGCCACGCCCGGCGGATTCACGTGGAAGGATGCAAATTCATGAATCCCTCTGCATCTTGGCACTGCATCGAACTCACAGCCAATGAGTACAGCAAGATCCAAGACTGCTTTTTCGATTTTGCCGGAAACACCTCTGAGGCAATTCAGATCGAATCCCCGTACAATCAAAGCGCGTGGCCATGGTCCAACGGAGCAATCGACAACACCCCTTCTCAGTACAACGAGGTTTCAGGCTGTACCTTTCTCTCTGACGGAAGCGGGAAAGGCGTTGGAAACCATTTAGGGGGTATTTCAAACTACGCAAACATCCACGACTGCGTTTTTATCGACTGTACCCACGCGGTCAGCTTCGGGAATGGGACAGGAAACCTGCTCCACGATTGCTCTGCCGTTGATGTTGCCTATCTTGGCGGCGGGAGCACAACAAAGGCGTATAACAACAATCTTAACGGCACATTTACGCCTTGACAGGGGGCGGTGACAGGATGAAAACCAAAACCTACACCGTGACTGGCAAGTCCGGAGCCAACCTCCGGGCGCTGCCCAGCGGCAAGAGTAAAATCGTGACCATGCTGCCCAAAGGCGCGGACTGCACTGTGATTGCAGATTTTTCCGCAAGCAACTCCGCCGGGGGCAGCACAACCAAATATCTGTGCGTCAAGCACGGCGGGAAGTACCTCTGGGCGGCGGCGGGACTGCTGGGAGAGCAGAAGGAAACCCATCTGGAGTCTGCCGCAAAGTGGGCGAAGGTGGTTTACGGCAAAATTGCGGCGCTGGGCTGCAAACACAAGGGCGGCGCCGCCAGCTACGAGGAGATCTGCGAGAAGAAGATCACCACCTGCTCCACCAGCGTCTCTGCGGTGCTCCAGAAGGCCGGCGTGCTGAAGAAGGACAAGAAGCTGGGGCACACCAAGGCAGACGGCCACGGCGGCGCAACCAAAACCACGCCCCAAAAGGCCATTTACGGCCTGGAGTACCTGATCCCCGGGACGTATACCATCGTCAAAATCGGCAAGAAGTACGCCGATATGGACGAAAAGTACAAGAAAGCCGGCATTGTCTACGTCCAGGATTCCAACATCTGCATCAGCGCCGGGGGCGGGTACATTTACAGCACCAATCAGGGGAGCATCCAGTACAAAAACGGAAAGTACGTCTGCACCAGGGTCAAGAGCGGATACCCGCTCACCAGCAAGATTCTGTACGCTATTGTTCCGAAAAGTTGAGGGGGAAACAATTATGGATTCTATGCACACACTCATTCACCCGGTGCTGCTGGCACTGGCACACAATCCCATTGTTCAGCTGGTGGTGCTGGCGGTGTGCTTTGACACTGTGTTTGGCGTGATCCGCGCCATCAAGGAGCACAAATTCAACAGCTGCTTCGGCATTGACGGTGCAATCCGCAAGATCAGCATGATTATCTCGCTGGTGTGTCTGGCGGTGGTTGATCTGATTATCGACATCAATCTGCTGGGCTTCGTCCCCAAAGAGGCCCTTGCCTTTTTCGGGCTGGAGCGAGTGGGCACGGCCGAGTTTTTCGGCCTGCTGTACATCTGCTACGAGGCGGTAAGCATCCTCAAAAATATGTATTTGTGCGGCCTGCCGGTTTATGGCGTGTGGAAACACGTGCGGGATTTTCTGGGCAAGTACACGGACGAACTGCCGGACAGCGATGAGGTTGAGGTGGAGGAGGCAAAAAAGCATGAAGTACGGCATTGATGTATGCTCCTATCAGGGCGTTATCGACTGGAAGCGGGTCAAAAAGGCCGGGTGCTCCTTCGCTGTCTTGAAGTGCATCCGGAAGAACCTGGCGCTGGACACCGCTTTCACACGCAACGTGGCGGGCTGCGCCGCAAACGGCATCCCGGTCTCCGTCTACACCTACGTCTACGAAAACACGCCGGAGGGGGCCGTTAAACGTGCAAAGGCGGCTGTCAAGGCTTGCAAGGCGCAGGGGCTGAAAGGCTGCACAATCTGGTGGGACGTGGAGGAGCGCTCTGTATTCAAGACGGGAGCAGCGGCACGGGCAAAGGCAACCGCCTCTATCCTTGCGGCCCGTAAAGTTATCGAGGCGGCCGGCTTCGGCTTTGGCGTGTACTGTGATGCAGACTTTTATACGGGCATGCTCAACGCTCAGGACATCGGCGGTAAATGGTGGATCGCAGCATACCACGGGAACCCTGTCACCACCATTGGACAGGCTCCTAGGTACAGAAAGCCAACGATTGCAAACGAGCTGTGCGGCTGGCAGTACTGTTCTAGGGGGCGAGTGCCGGGGATCAGCGGAGCTGTGGACCTGGATATGGCCTATGATGACCATTTTGCCAGCGCAGGCAAAATGGCCACAGTCGACGGCATCAGCACCCGGAAGCGCACTGTCACCAACGCCACCGGGGCGAACCTGCGGGAGCTGCCCAGCGGGGAAGCGGCTGTTGCGGCAACCGTGCAGGAGGGCGCAGAGCTGGCGGTGGTGGAGGACTGGACCGCGACCAACACGGCGGGCGGAAGTACCACAAGGTATGTCTGCGTGAACTACGCTGGGAAATGGCTGTGGTGTGCGGAACGGCTGCTGGAGTAATTGCCTCGAATTCGAGGCAATTGACATAACTGCGCAAAGTTACAATTACGCGTAAAATGCGCGTAAAATGCAAAAGGCCGGAGGGGTGATTCCCTCCGGCTGTTTTTATTTTGGTTTGTTGCGGGCCCTGCCTCTTTTGACATCCGCCTCATACTGACGGAGCTTCCGCCGCTGGGCATCACACTCCGGGGAGCAGGTGTTGACGGCGGTTTTTGCCCTGTCGCCGGTGATGGGCTTGCCACAAATCACGCAGAGCCGCACGCCCTCCAGGAGGGTCTTACGGTGCTTGTGGTCGTAGGCTTTTGCCTGCTCCCGCTTGTGAGGGGCTACAGCCTCCCGGACGGCTTCTTGTGCGCAGTCCGGGCAATAGCGCTGACGGCCGTTGGTCATCGTGTACTCAGCCCCGCAGCGCTCACACACCTGGATGCTGCCCAGCTTCCGGGTGCTGCCCTGTGCCTTCTGCCGCCGATCCTGCTCCCGGCGTCGCTCCAGTCTGCAATCCGGGCAGTACCGAGCGCGTGGGCCGCCCAGGAAGGTCTTGCCACAAGTTGAGCAGATCCGGGGTCTCATCACGCTCTCCTGCTTTGCCAGTTTGCGGCAGTCTGCGCACAGGGCGGTGTACTTTGTGGCATCCCGTAGGGGTGCCCCGCACCTGGAGCATACCCGGATGCTGCGCTCAGACATCGTGGCGCAGGATGCCCAAACACTCCTGCATCATCAGGCGGACGTACTCGGGGCATTCCCGCTGTCCTCCGCACCAGTTTTCCATGGTGCGGTAGGGGATGGCAAAGCGCTCCGCCAACTTGCGCTGGGAGAGACCGGCAGCTGCGGCAATCTCCTTAACAGAGCGGTGAGATGCGTCCCAGAGCTGACCAAGCCAGTCGAGCCGGTCCGCTGGAATGTCAGCATCCTCATCGTCTCCCCAGATTGAGGAGAGCGACAGATCGCTGATGTAAGCGTCCTGGTCGGTGTAGTTTTGAGCCTCGGACAGGCAGGTCTGATAGATAGTCATGGTGTGGTCCTCCTTTGTTTTTCGGGTCTGGCCCTCACTGGGCCCGCCCATGTGCTGGGCGGGTCGGTGAAGGTCAGGCGTTAAATATAGGCGACCTCGCTGAAGCTCTTGGGGTGATACACCCTGATGTCGGAGTCGTGCGCCCAGTCCATAAGTGTTTGACTCAGATCGTCCCAGTAGAAATCAATCCCGTTGATGGTGGAGATATAGGCGCCGGGGCAACCGCCGTTTATAGGCTGGCTGTTGGCTCTGAGAGCTTCTGCGGTGATGAGGACCTTAGAATTGCTCTTGGTCTTGCTCATCTGTTCGGCGAAAGCCTCTTTCTTGGTGTCGTAGTACAGTTTCATGATTTTATCCTCCTAAGTTTTTGCTTTGGGGTGTTCCCTTTTGTTGATATTATAATACCACTCAATGGGTGGTATGTCAATAGGAAAATCAAAAAAAACTGAAAAAAATTTGCCGGAGGTAGGGGAGTGGTTCCCTTTCCTCCGGCGGTTGTGGTTTCTGGGGTATAGTTTCCGTGTTTATATTCATAGACAAACTGAAACTATACCCCGAATAATATTTGCAAAATCTACATGATATAGTAGATTTTCAGCCGTAAATCATCAATTGTTCCGCCCTTTGGCCTGGCGTAAGTAATATGATTGATGGCGGTTTTCAGCAGATTGTTCTTTTCGTGCGGGGATTTCAGCCCGGGATAAAGATCAATAATCCGCTTGATCTTTGGCGCCAGCACCTTTGCTCCACGCGCTTCCGCTGCGGATTCCTCCCGGCGGTGGTTCAGCTCTTCCAGCTGGTTCTGCAATTCACTCTCACGCGCCGCCAGCGCCTCCATGCGCTGCGTAAAAATCTCCGGGGTATACGTTCCAAGCTCCACCAAATCAAACGCTCTGGCCCTCTGAGTGGCGATTCCTGCCAATTCCTTTTCCACCTGTTCCGCAGCAGTGCGGAGCAGATCCTCCTCGTGGTTGCGGCGCTCCTGCTGTGCCTCGGGGATCGTGATTTCTGCGAGATGGTGCTGGAGCGAGGAGAGGAGCAAGCCTTCCAGCTCCTCAATGATGGTGCTGCCAACTATGCCGCTGCAGCTGGGGTACATACACATCAGGCGGTCTCTGCTCCCGCCGGGCTTGCCAGGATTGCGCGCCATTGCACGCCCACAGCGTGAGCAGTACACAAGCCCCGCAAAGGGGTTTTTGGCGGGTGCCAGCCGGGGACCGGGGGTGCCCCTGCGGAGGGAGCGCCTTGCCTTTGCCGACTGATACAGCTCCTCTGAGATGATAGGCTCATGCCGGCCGCGGAACAGGTTTTGTCCCTCCACATCCGGAGCGCGGTGGTGGTAGTCCACCAGCTTTCCGTTGACGGGGATTTTTTCCTTCTGGCGGCTGCCATATCGGATCCAGCCGGCGTACACCGGGTTATCAAGCATATCCCTCACGGACTGGCATCCAAACAGGTGCCCCTGAGCCGTTTTCAGCCCCATGCCATTCAGCCGCTTGGCGATGGCGGAAATATCGGCATTATCCTCCACAAACCAGTGGTACACCGCCTGCACCACTTGCGCCTCCTCGGGGACGGGGACAAGCATCTTGCCTTTCCCCTGCGGAATATCCACCTTGCGGTAGCCATAGGGGACGTGACCGCCTACCCACTTGCCCTCTTTAACGCTGGCCAGCCGGCCGCGCTGGAGCCGACGGTTGATCATCTTGTATTCCCGGCGGCTCATAAACAAGCCAAACTCAAAATACTCCTGATCTGCCTCGCTGTCCGGGTCAAAGATTTTGTTAGGGGTGATGATGAGGGTGTGACTGTAGTAAAACGCCTGCTGCACCCGGCCCTGATCCATGGTGTCGCCACGGGCCAGGCGGCTCTCCTCCATGCACAGCACGCCCTTCCAGCGCCCGGACTCCACATCAGCGAGCAGCCGCTGCATCTCGGGCCGGCCGGAGATGGTGTCGCCGGAAACAACCTCCCGGTAGATCTCTCCGATGGGGTACTGGCGCTGCTTGGCCAGGGCCAGCAGGGCGGTTTCATGCCGCTTGAGGGTTTCGCCCTGCCCGGCGCGCTCTGCATCCAGATCGATTCGAGATTTCCGGAGATAGACGGCGTATAAATCCATTGTAATTCTCCTTCCATTTTTTGCCAATCCGTGGTAAAATGAAAGGGTAGTAATCCTGGCATACGTTTACTACCCTCTGAACCGTCTCGGTGTTGCCGCACCGGGGCGGTTCTTTGTTTATATTCTTTCAAAAACCATTGTAGCCTGGATTCGGTCACCACCCAGCAGACCAGTACTGGAAGCGGATGCTGTGGAAATGGTGTGCAAGCGGTAACCTTTTGCCGCCTGGGCATTTATCACCTTCTCCAGTTCGGTCAGGTTTTTAGATCCAGTACCTATCAGTTTTTCTTTCAGGGTTACCTGAAGTACGACATATTTTTGTAGCATGATTATTTCCTTCTTTCTAAATCATCATGGGTAGACGGTTTAAATTTCCAAACGTTTGGAAATTTCAGCATGTCAACTTTACTCCGTTTCGGTCATGCTGGCGGCGGGGGTACTGCTGGCCGCACTTGTGTTGCTAGTAGACGGAGAGTGTGCTGCACAGGCGAGGAATAGTGCGACCACTGTGAGCACAATGACCCATCTGGGTGTTTTCCGGACTTCGTTTGGGTGCATCTTTTTTGCACCTGTATTAAATAACCAGATGGAAAAAGCACACAGTGCAAGGCCCCAGAACCAGGAGCCAAATAAAACTATCAGGCCAAACGTATAGAATACAGTTCCCACAAAAATATACCCGGCACCACTTGACACAGATTTCCATTGATGTTGAGACTGTGCCCGTTCTATTTTCGAGCCAAAATCAGAGGCCGTCCTGCCGTTGACAGAGGTCTGATCGCTGTTGGCGTTTTTGGCCTTCCAACGTCCAGATGATTCCTTGTACTGCCGTACAAATGACGGTAAATCCATCCCGTTCATCGCACAGCGAAGGAAAATCTCAGCACAGGCGGAGCAGTCGCTCTCCGCGTCGTGGTGATCCAGGGGGATACTCCAGGCCTCGCAGACATCATTCAGGCGATGATGGGATAGCTCCGGCAGGGCAACTCTGGAGAGCTGCACCGTGTCAACATATTGGGGACGAATGAAATCAAGGCCGTAAGCGACGCAACAGGACTCAATCACCCGGATGTCGAAGGGCGCGTTGTGGGCCACAATCACACTTGCATTGAAGCGGCCCTCAAGTATTTGCCAAATCTCCGGAAATGTTTTGGCGTTGACTGTGGTTTTCTCGGTTATCCCATGCAGGTCGATATTGAATTGCTCATATTCGGCCTCTGGATTAACGAGAAAAAAGAGCTTTTCGGCTATCACCCAGTCAACGATTTGAATGGCAGAGATGGCACAAATCCGGTCGTTTCTTCGGTTTGGCGTCTCCACATCCAGGACAAGGTATCTCTTTGCCACGCAAACCCCTTCTTTCTATATTTTGGAAAAATACCCTTGACGAAATAAAACGAATGTTCTATAATGCACTTAAAGTAAATTCAAGCGGAGGGACAGTCGATGAACAGAAAGCAACTAATTAAAGCAATCATGAAGCTGCTGGAAAACGCAGACGAAAAGCTTCTGAAAGTAATATACCGAATGCTCCAGTAGAAGAGGGTAGGCCGGGTTAGTCCCGGCCTTCTTTTTTTTGTTCCGAAAGCATCTTGTCCACCAGCTGTTCAATGGTTTTCCAATCTTCCGGGTTGAGCTTTGCAAGGCCCAGGAAGATCCTTTTCCGGAAAGCGTCCTCGGGATCCAAGGCAACCGCCTTGAACAAATCACCCAGCTGATCTTCTGCTGTTTTCGGGAGAAACATTGGACCTTCGCCAGTCATAAGCCAAGTTTTGTTTACTCCAAACTTTTCGCAGATCATCTCAATGGTTTGGGGAGACGGAGTGTTCTTTCCGGATTCAAGCAAACTCACAGAAGGTTTCTTGATAAAAATTTTTGCACCAAACTCTTCTTGTGTCAAAGACAGGCTTTTGCGCAACAGCTTAATTCGATTGTTCATCTCATTCACCTCTGATATGGATTATAACAGGAAGTGAAATAACAGTCAAGAAAAAAAGTTTATCAAACTAACAAATTTCTCTTGACAAAGTTAGTTAAACGATTTATTATGTTTACAGAACTAACGCAAGGAGGTGAGTGAAATGCCGAAAACTGCAACGACTATGATTCCAACCGCTGACAAGCCTTTGGAGTTTACACAAGAGGATATGGCCAGCGCAGCGAACATCGCCACGAAGCTGGCCTACCTGACCAAGGAAAATCTGATTTTCATTGACGGCGTCATCACCGGTGCAATTATGGCTCAGACCAATTCCAGCGGTGAGCCAACGGCTCAGTGAGAGGGAGATGAGAGAGAATGTCAGTAATTGACCTGCTTCAAAGCGTCAGCATTATTCTGCTGGCAATCGCACGCATTAAAAAACACTCTGTTCCCACGGGCAGGCGGGAACAGAGTGGATGGAACCTTGTGGATGTGGATGACCCAAACATTGAGACCGCAGGGCCTACGTGTGTGCGAGATGCCTCTGGGCGGGTTCACCGTTATTGATCCAAGAAATCTGTCCTGGGTAGAACACAGAGGTGACCGGCAATACACATACCGGACAACCTGACCGCCATATACCAACACAGAAAGGAGTGATCGCTATGAGCGTCAGAAGAAAGCGCCAACTGACCGAGGAAGACTACGCAGAGCTGGACCGTCAGGGCAAACTGCCGCTGACCCACACGCCCGCCCTGATGCGCTATCTGGCCAAGCATGGACACGTTGTGCACACCATCAAGACGCCCTACGGCACGGTGGAAGAGTGCGACAACTACATCCGGCAGGCGACCCCCGAGGAGCTGGAGCGCCGCCGCCGCCACTGCCAGGAGACTGCCGCCAGACTCCGAGATGATTTGATCCGCCGCCAGTACGGGCCCTGAGGGGCCCTCCCTGGGTGGACAAGCACTAGAAAGGATTGGTTACAAATGAGTTTATACGATAGATACAGCAAGTGGATTCGCTCGGCAAACTCCGCCGAGGAGGTGGAGGACCTGTGCGCCATGCTCGCGGATGACGAGCACATCGGAACCCTGACCGGCCGGGAGTGCGTGCAGCTCCGGGAGCTTGCCGGAAATGTTGCGGACAGCCTCTATTATGGCCAGGAGGCCGTGGCGCCGCTGGAGTCCAACACCGGCTGGATGGACACCCTCGCTGACATGGCGGCGGCCCGTGTGGGAGGCCAGGGCGACAGCAATCGGCCTGTCCGGATACAGCTGGTGCTGGACGGCAAGGTCTTGGCGGAGTACCTCCAGCCGAGGAATCAGGCCAGAGGGAGAAACTATCCGCTGGCAGAGCTGGTGTGAGGAGGTATGAGGATTGAGCACTTGCTATCTGCTTGATGATACTCGCAATGCCCTTAGCCTCGGGGTTTGTGCGCCGGGGAAGTGCGACCGATGCGGCTGGTTTAAGGCCGAGATTGCGCGCCGGAAGCATCTGATCAGGACCAAAGGGCTGGAAAAGCAGGATGACGGCACACGGTGCCTGATGATTCCCCGGAAATAACACTTCCCCGGCCTTGCCGGGGGATATGCGACAGTAGTTCAACGGCAGAACACCAGCTTCCCAAGCTGGGGATGCGGGTTCGACTCCCGTTTGTCGCTCCAGCAGCCAGCCTTAGGCTGCAAAATTTCTCCTCATTTTGACGGCCCGGAAAGACGGGAAGTGCCGGTGGAAGGTTGCAGGCTCCACCGGCGCGAAACTATAGGTCGGAGCCCTGTGCAGGAGCTGGGCTCTGGGAAATTTTACAGAAGAGAGGGTGTAATCAATGGCCGACGAGAAAAAGACCTTGCCAGGATTCTACGCGGTCATTCCGGCAGATGTCCGGTATGACAACCGGTTGTCGGCTGCGGAAAAACTGATGTATGCGGAGATCTCTGCTTTGGCTCAGAGCAACGGCTGCTGCTGGGCAAAGACCAAGTACTTCTGCGACCTGTTTGACGTGGCTGACAGCACCGTGCGGCGGTGGATCACTGAGCTGCAAAAATATGGATATATTTGGACAGAAATTGTGACAAAAAACGGCATGGTTTCTGGACGGAGAATTTATCTGACTTGCTCACTTCCTGCGTCCGCCCAAAAATCGGCGGACGTACGCCCAAAAATGAGCGCCCCGTCCGCCCAAAAATCGGCGGACAAGAATAATACAAGTATAAGTAATAATAATACCCCCCCTACCCCCCCAGAAGGGGGGAGTGCGACGGATGAGCTGTTTGATCAGTTTTGGCGCGAGTACCCCAAGAAAGCCGATAAACAAAAGGCTCGTAGGGCATGGAAAAAAATCAAGCACGTTGAGAAGCAGTTTCCGGCGATCATGCAGGCTCTCCAGAGCCAGAAACAATCGGTGCAGTGGACCAAGGACAAAGGGCAGTATATCCCGCTGCCGTCCACCTGGCTCAACGGCGAGCGGTGGACGGACGAAGCCAGTCCCGCAGCTGCGCCGGCTGAATCCCAGCCCCAGCGGAGGGAGGTGCACCGGAGACTATGAACGAAGAGCTGTATCGAATCGAAGCGGAACAGAGCGTAATCGGATCCATGCTGATTGAGCCCCGCTGCATCGGCAAGGTCATGACCCAGCTAACTCCGGATGACTTTTCCGAGGGCAACGCCCCAATCGTGGCAGCGATCAGCAAGCTGTTTGCCTCTCAGGCCGCCATTGACGCAGTGGTGGTGCTCAACCAGATGCGCCGGGACGGCACATACCGGGAAGGGGAGACCCGAGCTCAGGTGCTGGGCATCGTGGAGGTTACGCCTACGGCCGCAAACGTGGATCAGTATATCGGCATTGTTCAGGATGCGTCAAAGCTCCGGAGGGTGCGCCAGATCGCCGCCGGCCTGCTGGCCACTCAGACGATGCAGGAGGTGCCCGGCTATCTCGAGCAGCTTGCCGCATCCATCCACGATCAGCAGCGCAAAGACGTGGAGGACATGTCGACCGGCCTGATCCGGTTGTATGAATGGCTGGAGGACAAGCATCCGGTGGAGTTTTTACACACCAGCCTGGAGACCCTGGATGATCAGCTGATGCTGGAGCAGGGGATGTACATGATTCTGGCGGGAAACCCCAGCGACGGAAAAACGCTGCTGGCCGTGCAAATGGCCATAGAGATGTCCAGGACCAAGCGAGTCGGATTTTTTTCGTGCGAGACATCCCTGGACAAGCTGATGCGGAGAATTGCATCCTGCGCCGCCAGCATTTCTTCCAGCCGGCTACGGCGCAAGCAGTTGTCGAAAAACGAATACATAAGCCTGGCCCAGATGCACAAAAAGCTGTCTGCCCTGAAGCTGGACCGGATCCATTCCCCCGGCTACACCGTAGCGGACATCCGAGCCATTACCGCAGCCAAGCACTACGATGTGATTTTTGTGGACTACCTGCAAATCCTTCGGCCAGACAACCCCAGAGACCCGGATGTAAGGCAGCTCCAGCAGATTTCCCGCCAGCTCCATGAGATGGCACAGGAAATGGGGGTGCTGGTGGTAGCCCTCTCACAGTACAGCTGGGAGACACAAAAGCAGGACCGCACCCCAAGGGTGTGCGACATCAAGGGCTCCAGTGAGATCGAGCAAAATGCTGATATCATTTGCCTGCTTTCCAAGGCCGGGCTGAGTAAGGGCGGCTCCTACGACTGGGAGGAAAAGGTCGACACAAACACACTTCCGGAGGGCGCGGAACTGCGGTTGCTGCAGATTGCCAAAAACAAAGACGGCGAGCGAAACGGATGGATGCACCTGCTTCTGTGGGGCGACCTGCAGCTTTTCCAGTATTACGACCCCCACCCGGAACCGGACGATATCCCGCCGGAGTTTGATCAGGGGTACATCGGCGAGTGGACGTAAACGACAGGAGAGGACTCAATGAGCAAGGGAAAACGAAACCGCACGAGTCGAGCAGCGGAACGCGCGAATTTCCACATGACGCCGGCTATGGTGCGGGCTATGAAAGATGAAATCAGGCGTCAGGTAATCCAGGCGGACGCAGAATACAACCGGGGATTTTGCGCCATGGTGCTCTACGCCTGTCACAAGGTCTATGGCTTTGGACCCACCCGGTTGAGACGGTTGTACGATCAGTACAACCTGCTACACGATGAGCTGATGCGGCGCTATGAGCTGGGCATAGAGGATCAGCCGTGGCTGGCCGAACATGAGCTCAAGAGGATTGGAGTTGACCTCGACGAATGGGGAATAGGAGGGCAAACATGAAAGACATGGCAATTGCAAAGCTGGACAAGGAGCTCAAGGAGCTCAAAAAGCCGAGCCAGCATATCAAAGTGATGATGAAATCCGTCCACGATGCCCTTGTGGACTTTTGTAAGCAAGACGGAGAGTTTGCCCAGGCCGTCTGCCAGGGCGGCACCTTTGGGGAGTGCATGCAAACTGTGGCCAAAGGGGCTGGACAGGCCCTCAGCGACCTGGATGCCTACCGGAGAGCCGTACAGTTTTACTTCCCCGGGGCAGACATCCGCTGTGAGATGACTATCAACCTCTGCGGAGACATGGGTACGGAATCCGACGTTAAACAGGCTGAGCCGGTGGTACTGGACCTGTTCGACCTGCTGTGAGGTGCAAAATGAATCAGATAAAGACAGATTCCGAAGAAGTATTCCGGCAGTTTGAGGAGATGACGGCGAATCCGTACACCATGCAGGATGAAATGGAGCTGTATGAGAACGCCTTTACACAATACGCCTTTTACATCCCAGTCCGACATGGCGTCCGGGCCTATTGGTTTTCCTGCTGCGAGACTGCAGCGGTGGTGAGCCGCAAAAAAGACGCTTATCAGTGCGCTGACCTGATGAGCTCCAAGCACGGCCAGGGGGTGCTCTGCCCCATGTGCGGACGGCAGGTGGTCAACATGTGCCTGGGCCGCCTTCGGGCGGGGAGGAATAGCGGGACTTACCAAAATCTGTTCGAGCGGAAAAACGTGGTGCGGCTGTTTACGGCGGGGGCAGGAGTGATGATTGAGGCCGGCGTGCTCTCCTGTGAGTGGGAGCCGGGAGAAGCCCGCTATGATGGCTTTTTCAACGATGGCCCACTGGATGGGGTGCCCCTCCCGGAGTCCATCGTGGACTGGGAGCCGCTGCGTCGCTACTACGCCGCCCCCGGCGAGGTCCTCAGCTGGAGGAAGCTTTGGAGCGGATGGGAGCCCGTCAAAAAGGCCACTCCGTTCCCGTTCCCACAGCAAAAGCTGGGCTGGATTGACCCTGAGGCAGGGCAGTACGAGGTCCTAGGCGCTGCCAGCATCCAGGAGTCGTCCATGCGCTATTGCGGCATTGAGTGGCTCACGGAGGGCTTTGACTGGGGGTACTCCTTCTACGGCCGATACATGGTGCCTTTCCTTCTGCTGGCGGCCAAATACCCCCAGGTGGAGATGCTGTGTAAGATGGGCTATGCCAAGATCGTGTTCCGCATGATGGACGGAGACGGTCAAGGGTTTAACTGGCGGGCCAAGACCCCGGCGGACTTTTTCCGGCTGAGCAAGGCGGACTTTAAGCTGTTCCGGCGCTCCGGCCTCAACCCGGAGGAGCTCCGGCAATACCGACAGATCCCGGACGTTGACTTCCAGGCCTACTGCCGGGAGAAGCAACGCCTGACGGACGCCAGGGCCAAAGACTCGCTGGTCCTCATCAACGAGCTGGCACAGCGCTGTGGGGTGCCCCTCCACAGCGCGGTGAGCTATGTGCTCAAAATCGGCAGTGCTGTCATGTGGCGGGACTACCTGCAGGCCGCCGCCCGGCTGAATCTGGATCTGAGCAGGCAGGACGTGGCCATGCCAAAGCACCTGCAGGCCCGGCATGATGAGGCCGTGGCGACCGTAAAGTTTGCGGACGACAAAGCAAAGGCGGAGCACTACCGCAGAACGATCCTGCCCGCCCTGCGACAGCAGTACAGCTTTGCCTATGACGGGCTGGAGATCATCGTGCCGGAGGACGATGCCCAGATCATTGCTGAGGGCCGAGCCCTAAAACACTGCGTAGGCGGGTACGCCGCCCGCCATCTGGAAGGCAAGCTGGCGATCCTGTTCCTGCGGCGGCAGGACGAACCAGAGAAGCCCTACATCACTATTGAAATGAACGGGATGCTGCTGGTACAGGCCCACGGATACCGGAATGAGTGGGACGGCAGCGAAGCGCCGAGAACCCGTCACAAAGAATTTTTTGACATCTGGCTCACATGGGTGCTGAATGGGAGCCGCAGGCTGAGCAATGGGGATCCGCTGATCCCCCGGACAAAGGAGGAGAAAACCGCATGAGTACAGAATTGGAAGTCCGGAAGCCGGAAGTCATCGCCAATGAAATTGTCCGGCTGAGCAACCGGATGCTGGAGGACGCCATCGAGGTGGGTCGCCGCTTTGTGGAGCTCAAGGCCAGCGTGCCCCACGGCGAGTGGGGCAAATGGCTGGAGTATACCGGCTATAAACGATCCAGCGCAGACAACATGATGCGCCTGTTCCGGGCCTATGGGGCGGAGGAACTGAGTCTCTTTGGTAACGTCAAAAGCCAAACGTTTGGCAATTTGGGCTACAGCAAGGCCCTGGCTCTCCTGGCCGTACCCGAGGAAGAGCGGGAACAGTTTGCGGAGGAGGTCCACGCCAAGGAGCTCTCCGTCCGGGAGCTGAAAGCAAAAATCAAGGAGGCGCAGAATCAGGCGGAGGGCTGGAAACTCAAAGCTGAGCAGGCCAAGGTGGACGCAGACCTCCAGAGGGAGGCTGCAGCGGAGCAGGAAAAGCAGAACAGCCTGCTCTCTCATCGTGTGAAGGAGCTGGAAAACCGTCCGGTGGAGGTTGCAACCGTGGATGCCACAGAGGAGCAGCTCCGAGAGGCGGAGAATCGGGGTCAGGCTGCCGCCATGAAGGACGCCGCCCAGGAAATGGAGAAGGCCAAAAAGCAGTGGAAGGAGCAGACCGACGGGCTGGAGCAGCAGAACCGGGAACTCGCTGATGCTCTGGAGGCCGCCCGGCGGGAAACGGATCAATACCAGGGCACCAACGCCGATTTGATCTCCCAACTGGAGGAGCTGAAAAAGAACCGGGTGCAGGCGGGGGAGCCGCTGCTGAAAATGAAGCTGTACTTTGAACAGCTCCAGGAGACAGCCAATGCTATGGTGGCGCTACTGCCTTATGTGGACGAAGTGAACCGGGCCAAACTGAAGCGAGCATTGCCCGGGGCGCTGCGGCAGCTGGCAGAAAGAATAGGAGGGCAATAAACATGCCATGGATTTCCATCGACGACCGTCTCCCACAGCTGGGAGAACGTGTTTTGGCAACGGACGGCTGGTTTGTCGGCGAGGCGTACCGGCACAAGGCTAAGGGCTGGATGCGAGCCTGTAGCGCCTACTCGTGGCAAAAGCCGACATTGGGGACGGTAACGCACTGGATGCCACTGCCTAAGGCACCCTACCGCAGCGCTGACAGAGGAAGAACGGAGGGAACGTAATGGATAAAATCAAAATCATGCTGGACAAGGGTGCTCTCGCACCCACCAGAGCACACAAGTCTGATGCAGGGCTGGATCTGTATTCCCCGGTGTGGGCGTACATCACGCCCGGAGACAGCGCAGTAATCGACACTGGCGTCCATGTGGAGATCCCGGACGGCTATGTCGGGATGCTTAAAAGCAAGAGCGGCCTGAACGTCCACATGGGAATCCAGAGTGAGGGTGTCATTGATGCTGGCTATACGGGCTCTGTTGTGGTCAAACTGTATAACCACGGCAATCGGGCGGTGGAGATTCGGCAGGGCGACAAGATCAGTCAGCTTGTGATCCTGCCAATTGAGACACCGGATGTTGAGATCGTGGAGCAACTCCAGGCGACAGAGCGTGGCAACAATGGCTTTGGGAGCTCGGGGAGGTAATAGGCATGGAGCATATCAGCCGGGAGCCGAAGAGAAAGTACATTGATGCAGAGGAGTTCAAAGCGTACAAGTGGAAAAGATACAAGACGGTCGAGCCTGAACTTACAGATCCATTTTGGCTCTACATTACAAAACAGCTCACCGAGAATTTGTGCCGGGATATCGACGAGTTCCCCGCCGCCGATGTGCGGCCGGTGGTACATGGACACTGGGAGGATCGAGGCAGTTTGTCTGCCAGATGCTCGGAGTGCGGATGCAAGAGCTTGCGAGAATCAGACTACTGTCCCGACTGCGGGGCGGATATGAGGGAGGACAAGCAGGAATGAACAAGGACATCAACAGGACGCTCATGGCCCTTGTGCCAATCCTGCGCATGAACGGCGAAATGGTTAAGTCCATCGAAGCTGTGAACGACTGGTACAAGGTCGGAGATCGTGAATACCTGAAAGAGGTAGCGGAAATCACCTACGACAACGGCACCCGGAGATACGCGGACATCGGGTGCGACAGCAACCTGACGGCGGTGTTTGACGTGGTTGCGGTAATCCGGAAAATCAAGCCGCGTAGCAGCGCCATAGAGCGCATTGAGAGAGGCGTATATAGGCAATATCCGATTGAGAATATCCCCGCCGCCGATGTGAAGCCGGTGGTGAGGGGGAAGTGGGGAAAAGACGGTGATTGCCCGGTGTGTGGTTGTCAACCGTGGTATGAAAGGGATATTCACACGCTGAACTTCTGCCCCAACTGCGGGGCGGATATGAGGGAGCATGACGGCGAAGAAGCAAAACGGATAAAAAAGCAACTCGCATTAAATGGGCTTGGTTATCCTTATGATTTGCCAAATAGGGAGGTGTGAACATGGCGGACTATATTCGCCGTATTCTTGCGAAAGCGCAATTCACAGGAAACTTTCAAAGCGAATACCCGACAGCGCTTATTCATGCGCTCCTTGACGATGTTCCGTCTGAAGATGTGCGGCCGGTGGTGAGGGGGCGTTGGGTCTGGGATCCTGATGGCCTGGACTGGGGGCTTGGCTGCTGGGTTTGCAATCAGTGCCACAGCCGCAACGCAAATATACCGGCTCAAAAGGATATGAAACCGCTTGACTGGGCTGGCAGTAAGTTCTGCCCTGAGTGTGGGGCGGATATGAGGGAGGAATCCAACAAATGGCATGGAGGAGTGCTGATGACCGAAGAGCCTATCACCGGAAATACATGAGAGAGCGCCGGGAATGGCTCAAATCGCACCACATGTGTACAGAGTGCAAACGTCAAGACGCTTTCACGCTTGCTGGAAAGGCTTATTGTGCAGAGTGTACGCAACGTGATAGGCAACGGAAAGGCCGTCCTCCTATATCCAGAGGGACGGGATCAAAATCATGAAGTTACTGGAGGAACACAATGGATAGAGAAATTTTGTACCGTGGCAAGCGGATAGACACGGGGGAATGGGTGGAAGGATACTATGCCATCCTCCCAACCGATGAAGGAGAACCGGAGCACGTCATTATCGAGACGTTTGACGAGGGTGACGTTTTGTATCATTTCCCGCCGGTGGATCCAGCTACCCGCAGCCAGTACACCGGACTGAAAGACCGCAACGGCAAGCGGATTTTTGAGGGGGATATTGTGGATGTCGTTCGTTCCGGTGATGAGACATGGCGTTGTGTTGTGAGTGATATTCGCAACATTCCAGCAGAAATGTGTGGCAGTCATGTTAAATCAATGGAGGTCATCGGCAACATCCACGACAACCCGGAGCTGCTTAAGGAGGAACCAAATAATGGCACAGCTGATTAAGGCAATTCAGGTAACAAGCAGCGAATACCGCCCTTGCTGTGTGGACAAGGACAAGCGAGCGTTGTTTCACCGGTGGGAAAACCGGGCAGATGTGTGCGGCGCTTCGCCCATGGTCGGCGGGCACTGCGCAGGGCAGATCAGCTTTGTGCAGGGGATCGTGGAGTTGGAGGACGGCTCTATGTTGCAAGTCTCTCCGAGTCGGATTCAGTTCCTTGACAGCGATGAGAAGTTTCGCGGTGTGGCGTGGCCAGACGAGCTGATTCCCGAGCTAACCACTGAGGAGGTACGCGAATGAACATCGGAGTACAAATTATCTGTAGCGTTGGCGGGCTTCTCATTGGCATGGGAATCTGCGACCGCTCAGCATGGACAGCCGTTTTGGGCGTGGTGGTCGCCGCCTTTGGCCTTACGCTGCTCGCCGTATGAGAGAGGAGAACACAAGTGACAGAACGTGATAAGTACATCTGCGCCATCTGGAACAGACTCACGCTGCGGGACCAGTTGGAGCAGTTGGCCGAGGAGGCAGCAGAACTATCTCAGGCGGCGCTGAAGCTGATTCGGGCCAGAGAGCTGTCTGGAAACAAAACCCCTGTTTCTGCTGAGGATGCACAGGCGGCGCTGGAGGAAGAAGTCATTGACGTTCTGATTGCATTTGATACGGTTTTCAACTGCGACTTTGACGCCTTGATGGATGCCATGCGCAACTCTCCTAAATGGAAGCGCTGGACGGAACGACTGGGCACAGCACGCGGGAGGTGCAATCCTGATGATTGAAATAATCTGGATGGCGGTGCTGTCCCTGCTGGGTGCGGCTGCCTGGCTGTTCCTGGCCTGCTTTGTGGTAGCGCTGGCATTGGGACTTGTGATCCTGGCCCTCTGGGGCGTGAGCGTAGTGGCTGAAGCGGTCAAGAGTTTTTTGCTGGGGGGATGGAAATGACAAATGCTGAGATCGCCGCCAACTATCGGCAGGCGAAAGATCGGTGGATACAGAGCATCAAACGATTGAGGAGGTGGAAGTGTGAACGTACATTTCAAGCGATACCACAAATGCCCGGTTTGCGGGAAAGTACGGCGTATAGCCGACAGCGAGATCGATTTTATTGCAGAGTGCATCGCTGCATCCAGCGCCAGAGTCGCTATCATCGATTGCACACCGGACATTTCAAGGGTCTCCAATCCATTTGCCGCTTGCTGCGGACAGATTGCGGTGCATGGAGACGTTGAGGAGGCATAAACCTTGACAATCACACGATCTGATGGTAAAAATATGTTGTATATGCGTGGTTGGATCTATTGCCCCGTGTGTGGGGCCAGTCCCAAGCTCCGGAACGGCGGAAGGCTGATCCGGATCCGGTTTGATACGATGGCCAAAAACCTGCCGGTGTACTGTTCCAACTGCAAGCGGGAATACGTAGTCGACATCGAAATATAAGCAAGAGCCCGAGGCCTTAGAGTCCTGCGCCGTGCGACACCTTCCGGGGTGCCGCGCGGTGCTTTTTGCTTTTCAGGAGGTAAGATGCAATCAGTACGAATGATCGAATCCGGAGAGATGCTGAGAATCTGCATCTACACCCGGGGCAAGCGGGGCGACAGCCGCAAGGCCAAGCGAATCAAATCCAAATGGAAGAAGGAAGCATGGAAAAAGCTGAACTATCAGCGCTGTGTTGACAAGCTGCTGGACCGGGTGCGCTGCAACTTCCGGCGGGGGGATTGGCACGCTGTCCTCACTCTGGCACCGCAGCACGAGACCAAGGACTATGAGCGCCTGCGCTATTACTGGCGGCATTTCTTGCAAAAGCTCCGGCGGCTGCGGAAGAGGCAGGGGTTCAAGTCGCCGGTGTACATCTATGTGCTGGAGGGCCTGCACGGAGATAAACGGCTCCACATCCACGCGCTGTTCCGGGATGAGCCGGGGATTCGGGAGGACGTCACTGCCTGTTGGAGCTTTGGCTTTGCCGAGTTTATCGGGATCGAGACGCTGGAGCACCGGGATGAGATTTCCAAGTACATTGCAAAAGAGCCGGTAAAGCTGGGCAAGCACCAGTACACTGCCTCGCTCAACTGCGCCAAGCCCACACGATATCCTGTCTACACCATTCCGGACGGGGCGTCTGTCACCATCCCTGAGGGGTATGCGGTGGTCAGCAGGTCCGACCAGTTTGAAAATGATGTCGGAACCTTTCAGTACCTGCTGTGCCGCCGCATTGGAGCCTGATGGCTCCATCTCCTTTTATCTTGAAGAGTACCGTAATATCTCAATCAATTGGTCAAAACCCCTTGCAAGCCAGGTTGGAATCTGGTATTGTAGAACCAACGAAGCGAATATGAGCGAGAGCCCGTGGCCTATGAGTCCTGCGCCGTGCGACACCTTCCGGGGTGCCGTGCGGCGCTTTTTGCTTTTCCGGCCAGGTGATAGCGGCGGAGGTGAGATCATGCCACAGCGAGCGCTCAGACCATGCCGGCATCCGGGCTGCCGGGAACTGACCCGGGAAGGCTGGTGCCAAAAGCATAGGCCCGCATACAAGCGCAGGGAGTCCGCTGCCTGGCACAGCCTGTACGGCTTGCCGCTTTGGACGCAGCAGCTCAGGCCCCAGCAGCTTCTCCGGGAGCCGTTCTGCCAGGACCCGGAGTGCGACTCCCTTCGGGAGACGGGGCGGCCCGCAAGGGCCACGGTGGTGGACCACATCCGGCCACACCGGGGCAACATGGCGCTGTTTAGCGACCCGGCAAACCTGCAGAGCCTGTGCAAGCGCTGCCACGACCGGAAGACCATGCGGGAGCAAAACGGGCGCCGAAACGGGCGGTAGTCGGGCTGGATTTCTTCGCCCGCCTGCGCAGATGCGTGCGGCCGTCACCCGGGCGTGCGTGTGCGGGCAGGCCCGCAGAGAAACAGCACCGAAAAGTTCCGAAAATACCTGATTCTGGTCGATTTCAAAACCAGACAGGGGAGGGGTTGAAAACCACTCAATACCCCCCTATTTTGAAACTTTTCGGGGCAGGTCCGGAATAC